CCTTTGCTATTGTTGAATGTGGTATTTCATATTCTTTCCTAGCTATAACACTTGCTATTGATCTTGCCACCTGAAGCTCTTGTTTCCTACTTTTGTAGGCTAGAGAACCCTTACGCAATCCTAACAAAGATGTTGTCAGGTTACATAAGTTTTTAAAGTTATCTTCTTGTGTCATCTTAGAATGGTAAATCATTATCTCCGTTCATCATTGTATCTTTATTGTCTAAGATATTACCTGAAGGCATAGCTTTTTCAGGTGTAGTTTTTGCAAACCAATACCCATCTATGTTGTGGAAGTACCTTCCGTTGTATTCTCTTGACGATACATTACACTTAATCATAACCTCATCTCCTACTGATAACTTGTTTAAGTCATTTATCTTTTCATCTCCAAACGCTTGGATTGCGATATCAGGATTATACTCTGCTCCTGTATCTACTACGATAATTTGCTTTTTCCATTGTTTACCAGCTTTACTAACTCCTGTTTCAGCTGGTGCAATTAATTTTACTTTTCCTTTTACTTCGTACATTTTTATTGTGCCTGTTTTTGCAGGTCTTTATTAATTAAATTATTTACTTAGTGAATTACACCATTTTGTTATGTCATCTCCATAGATGAACTTACCTGTCTTTTGTGAGTAAGGTGCAAACCTACCATTTTTTTCTTTTACAGGTAGCTTTACAATAGTCTTACGATAAAGGAATCTTCCTATGCCCCATTCAACACAAGCCCTTTTAAAAGCATCTGAAACAAGTCCTTTGTCTTTTTCAACTTTAGATTCTGCTCCTGTATTTGACTTCCATACCCATTCATCTTCTTTTTTTATTCCTACTTTACAGAATAATAATCCTGCACTTTCGTAATATATAGTCTGCCAATTTTCCTGACCACATACTTGGTCTAATATGTCTTGGCAATCTCTTGCGTCTATATAAGCTACACAAGAAGCACCATATTGATTTGCTGATTGAACCCTCCATTTAAAAGGTATCTCTGTTTTTAATTTTTCTAAATTCATTATCTTGTTCTTAATATTAATGCCTTTCTACCTTTTTGGTTGTAAAGCTTGTTATATATTTCTAGCTTATCCGTTACTGCTTGGTTCTGTTCTTCTGTTATATTTAATATGTCATTCCAATAAGATCCTTTCGGTTCTACTTTGTAATTGTAAACCTCATCTAACATAAGTGCGTTCTTCTTTCTGTATTCAACACTTGCTAAGTCTATCTGTTCTTGTGTTCCATAAATCCTTATAGACCTTTCATTTCCTTTTATATCATTGTTTAATACAAACAGCCTGTAATCCCAAGAAGTTTCAGTAGTAAAACTATCTTCCTTGTAAAAGAAGTCTTGACAAATTAAATTCAATGTATTATATTCTAAGTATTCTGCGTCTAGTATAGTCATATTAAAATATTAAAGAATCAATGAAAGAGAAAGTATAACACATTGCAAAAAGTAGAATGTAAAAGATAATAAAAGAACCAAGCGTGAAAAGAATATTATTGTAAAACTTAATTTTCTTATCTTTTTCTAGTCTTGTTAAATCTATTATATCATATTTTATTGCTCCGTTTTCTTGGTAAGCATTCATTCTAAAGAATTGTACTTTTTCCTTTTCGTTAAGCAAGTAAACTACTTTGCTTTTCAAATTTGTAATCTTAAAGTTTTTCATTTTAGTTTCTTTTTATTAATTCATCATTTGCAATAGAACACTCAATAGTCCAATTTTCATTTGTTTTTCCTGATAGATATTTTTTTAATGTTTTAGTATCAGCTTTTTTAACATACATTTTTAATCTATTAACCCTTTCTATTCCATCTAACTCATTAAGAGTTTTAGTTAATATTTCATTTAGTTGTGTTGTTTTCATCTTAATTGTATTGATTAATTATGGTGCAAATGTACACCTTTAAAGTTACTCACACAATTATTAACAAGTTTATTTACAAAGTTATTAACAATTAATGTGTTTAACTCTAGGACGAACTTTATAGCTTGTCTAGTATATTAGTATTAAAAAGAAAAGAAAGTGCCTTAAAAGGCTAAAGGGGTGTGCTAAAAATAGTGTACTAGCCTTGCTATTTGCCCTGAGTCTTTGGAATGGATGAATCCTTCTACTGCTTTCTGTACTCCACAAAAGCCTTTACGATTATGCCAACTATCAGTTCCACTTGGTGAACGCATATACTCAACAGTAACACCTATAAAGTCTTTAGCGTCTAGCCATTTATATTTTACTTTGTGATGTATATGGTGTAGATACCAATATCTGTATTTAGTTTCTGCCCACATTAAAGGTCTATCGTTAGCCATTAACATAGGAAGCTTATCCATCTTAGCACCATCCCCGTGTTCAAGTCCTATAAGATTAGAACCATACTTGTAGTATTTTCTGTGTGCTACTGAAATATCAAAAGTTACATCTTTAGTATTTCTGAACCAAGACTTTAAAGAGTGTGCTAAATGAAATCCACTTTGATAATCGTGATTAGACATTGAGTGTACAACATCTACAGGTGCTACTTGTCTTAATATCTCAACGCATTTAACATAAAGCTTTAAAGCTACTTCAAAATGTTGCCACCATTTGCCATCTGCATCTTGTGGAGTTCCTGCTGTTGTTGTATTATAGACATTGTCAATATGTAAAATGTCATTACCTACACAGAATAAGACTCTATCTATACTAAAACCTTGTGCCTTACTTATAAGTCCTGTAACGCCCTCTAAAACTCTATTGTATGCTATCTCTGTATTATAGTCATCACCAGTTTCTAATGCTACACCTAATTTACCTATATGAATGTCAGCAGGATTTATCACTAATAAGTGTTCACCTTTTACTCTTTTAATTTCAGGATAGGTAGGTGCGTGATTATCTATAAGAGTTTTAACATCTTCTAGTAGATCGTTTTGGTCAGTACCATATTGTTCTTTGGTAACTATAGAAAAGCGTAAATCTCCCCCCATATTCTGCCAATGCTTAACGCTTACAATATCGTTCTTATCTATACCTCTGTCTTTAAGATGTATGTCTAAGGCAGTATTTCCGTTAATATTTGATAAGTCCTTTCCCCTGCTCTCATTGATTAGTTCAACTTCTTCAGGGGAAAGTCTTAGTCTTTTTCCGTCTAAGGACAAACTTTATTTCTTATTAATATCAGCAACTCCTTGTCCTAAAACAAGTGCAGAAATTGAAATTAATATTCCTTTTACTTCTTCAGCATTTAAGCCAAATTTTTCACTTAATACACTTGTTAATATTCCGACTACTGTGTACCAAAACTTCTTACTAGAAAACATTTTCATAAGCATTCCATTTACATATTTTTCTAAAAACTTTTTCATATTATTTATTTTTAATTATTAAATTTATATTTTCACCGCCTAAATTAACTATTTCTTTGATTAGTAAGTCCATAGCTAACGTAGAGTTATTAACAAAGTCTTGTTGGCTTCCTAGTCCTACTAGAATACAACCACTTGTATCTTTAGGAAAGTTTCCTCTGTGGAATAATATCCAATCTCTATTAGGAACTTCTTGTACTAATAGGTGTAAGTAATCCCTAGTTCCTGATTCTCTTGGAAGTCTTAGTCTTACAGGATATTCTCCTTCAGGAATGCAACTTATATTTCTTTCATTATTTATCCAAGGGTTTTCTAAAGTATCACACATCCTTTCCCCATTTAAAAAGAGTTCTCCTAAAGTGCTTTTGTCTGTAAAGGTTTTTCTTATAAGAAGTAGGTTAATCAAGTTTCATCTGTTCTTTTTGTGAAACCACCACTTATCTATTGTGTAGATTATAGACACAAGTAATAAGATTATTTTTAAAGCTACTTCAATATTAGTGAATGTCGTTACGCTTAGTATTGTTGCATTTACTCCCACTACCTCTAGTGTTTCCTTTGCTATCTGTTTTATTGGCATCTTTTAAGTATGTCTTTAATTTTGTAATATTAATAGGTTTTGTCTTGTAGTGTTTCTTCATTAATCAGAAGCGTTTAGAAAGTTTCTTAAAGTAAGTCTTGTTCCTTGTTGAGTTGGTCTTTCAAGGTTCATTCCGTTGTAATAATTTTCAGTTGAACTGTTTACATCACTACCCGTATTTGTATTGTATTCAGGAAAAAGTGAGTTGTTATTACATAAATAAGAAATTAATCTTTCACGATAATAAGAACCAGTGTTTAAAATTTCTTCCCTAAAACTTTGAGCTTCTTCCGTAGTTAAGGCGTTTCCAGTTTCTGAAGTCTTAGAGTAAATATTGCCGTTTTCCACCTTATGTCTAAGGTAATTGAAAGCGTGGTAAAGACTATACGAGGGAAGCATATCTCCAATATAATCATCAAGTAAAGTCTTATAAGCTGCATTTACAGGAAGGTTTACAGTTCCTGCTGTTATCAAGTCTTTTAACTTATTATTAAGGTCAGTCCCTAGTGCTGTCTCCACATAAATTTTCTGTGCTTCGCGTACAAACGGGAGTAATATCTCATTACTAACATTAAGATTAATTGCTGTAGAGTCCTTTAGTTTAGCTTCTGATATGAATAGTACATAGCTCATAGTTATACATTTTTATATTTAGCGATTAACTCAGGATTTACAAATCCGTGATTTGGCATATCGTGTGGTGCTACTGAAACTTCTTTAGCGTTTCTAGGTAATTTTACACCTCTACTTTTTGCTTCTGTTGAGCTTATAATTTTATCTGAATTTTTAGGTCTTTTACCTTCTTGTACTAGTATGATTCTGAACCATTTATGTTTGCAGAGGGCGCCTCCTTTCCAATTCCAAATTGAATAAGTATTCGCTCCATATTCTCCCCAACCTGGATTAACGGATTTACTACCCATAGCAATAATATCTTCTTTACGATATATTTTATTTGTATTAGTCATTTTTCTACAAAATTCTCTTTCCCCTGTTAGACTTCCTGTGTATCTGTAACGTACCCTATATATGTCATCTTCATAATCTGTTTGCTTACTCTTTTGGTCTTGTCCTGACTTTCTGTTTGGATAAGCTGAACCCGTACTAGCAAATTCGTAATATTCAGAATGTAATTCAGATTCAAAGTCAAAATCTTCTATTTCGTCTTCAGCTTCTTCTTCACTTAAAATTTCATAGCCTTCAGGCATATCTTCTCCGAACTCCTCAATAAACTTTGAAAGCTCTGTAGCTTCTGTATGTCCTTCGCAAGCCATATATACTTCCTTACCTTCATAATCGTGCGTATGATACCCTTCACACCCTAAAGTCTTTGCACTCGCTAAGGCTTCATCTATAGTGTCAAATACAGGCTTTCCGTCTATCATTCCAACTTTTGCAAAATCTAAAGTTTCTTCTTCTACATCTAAAGGTGGTAATCCAATTTCTTCCCTTATTTCGTCTTGTGTCATTACTTCTCTAATAGTCTTAGAGTCAAATTGTATTGTAATTGGTTTAAGCTGTACGAACTGAACAGGCATATCCATATTGTTTACTTGGAATATCTTGTGTAATACTTTTAAGATTTGCCCTTGGAATGGCATTACAACAGTATTTAAGTAAAAATTAGAAGCGTTCAAAAGCTCGTCGGCATTGCTTGAGAACCCATTAGCACTATCCAAGCCCATAAGTGTCTTAGAAGTTACCCTATGACCTGCTAGGATGTTGCTAGTAAGTAGTTCTTGAAGTGCTATAAATTGTTTATCAAGTGAATCAGGAGTAATAGATGTTATTTCAGGAACTCTAGTCTTGTCATCTGAGAAAGTCAAAACGAATTTTCCTGCATTTTTTTCTGATGTAAATTTAGATTCTAAACTTCTTTCTATCTGATTTCTTTCTTCTGCTGTTGGTATTCCGTTAGCAAAGGAAATCATAAACGAGCCTGTAAATCCGTTAGATATATTATTGAGATGAAACTCAGAAACTTTAGAATCTATAAGACTCCAGTTATTACAAGAAATGTAATCAGCCGTATAATAAGAGTTCATATTAGGACTATAAAGCCCTGTGTATAAAATTTGATTAGGAGAAGTTCTATCGTTTACATTAAAAGCAGGAACTCTGTAAGGCTTGTTAGTTCTTGTATTTGCCCAATCTCCTGAAACGTAGTAACCTCTAGTCTTTCCAAACTCGTCAGGACGTTCACTGCGAATCTTCTCTACTGGAATGTGGTAAATCTCAGCTATCTGTGTTCTATCTTTTGACCATACAATATTAAGAGCGAATGCTCCTTGAAGTTTAAAGTCAAATGCTACCTTTTTCAAGACCTCGTGTAGTGTTTCATTTCCATTAGCGTTATTCATAAAGTTCTGAAGCTTAACTCTTGCTTCTTCATCTCTATCATCTTTATCTGTTATGACTATGTCCTCCCCACTGATCATTTCAGCAGTAGCATTCACGATAGCAGCCGTTATTGAACTAGAATAGTAAAGGTCAATTAAGAACTGAGGGTAAAGGTTTCTCCATTCGCCATTAGCGTCGCCGTACTCAATCCAATCCTTCCCTCTAACCTCTTGTACTAGAGGAGCTGTTGAAGTGCTTAAATCTACCGAAATTATTTTATCCATTTTATTCTTTTATGTTATTATGTTTGAAAGTCTATCATTCACATAATAAGTTAATTCATTACTTGTTGAGCTATATACTTGTATTTCATAATATCTTGCATTCATATCAAACCCAAATGTACTGAAAGATAAATCACCTGCTGCTGTTGCAGTTGTAGCCTGTAAGACTCCATCAATAGTCATACTAATTAAATTTGATGAATCTCTAGTTATTACTATTGAGTTGTCAGTTAAATCTAAACTGCTTGTTAATGTGAATGCGCTTGTTGTGTCATATAAGAACCCATTAATGTTTTTTAAATCTGCTAATAATAATTTGTCAAGACCTATGCTTCCCATTATATATCCTAAGGACTGACCAACTGTTAGTTTAAGTCTTATTCCTAAAGTAAATTCTCCTGTTAATATATGTTGTGGAGCAGATTTTAAACCGTCATCTCCTGAAAATATAATCGCACCTGTAGTAGCATCATATTCAGGTTTAGAATTCAATCCGTCATAAAGTAAATTAAAAGTATTTGTAGAACTATCTAACCATTCACTAACTAAATTGCTTCCATCAAAAGTAACTCCTACTTTATTTTGATACCAAGATTCTAATGAAGCATCATCTGTAGGTGTCCAAGTTATATTATCTTCCCCATACCAAACGTAATTTGTTGCTTCGGGTTCTTGGTGTTGTGTGTATTGAACTTGCTCTGTTCCTGTCTTTTCTGTTAAATTTAAAATACCTTTTGTTACAATTCCTTGAACTACTCCATTAGTATTAGCTACAGGAAGAACATCAATTTCAGTAGCAGGTGCAGTATTTAAAGCTACAACTACTGTTCCTATCCAACTAACTTCATAAACTTCATACTTCCAATGTCCTGAAGGTAAAAGATTAACTTCAGCTAAAAACATATCAGGAGAGATATTATAATTGAACAACATATTAGTGTATCTAGAAAAAATAATTTCAGAAGGGTAAACATATACAACACTACCATCCATATCATTAATGAACTTAACTAAGTGTTTAATCTGAGTTGATGCTACAGTTGTATTTATACGATTATCTTCTGTAGATAAATATGCATAAAATAATGTTTCTGTGGTTGCTTGTATCATTCTAATATATAATAGAAAAAGTTAGTTTTTGTTTGGTTAATAAAGAGAAAAGGCTGCCGAAGCAACCTTAACCCCATAGTGAACGCTAGATTTCTCTAGATACAGCGAACTGCAACACCCTCACTAAGCTAAAGAAAAAGGGTAACAATTAAGCTACCCTTTTAAGATTATAAGAAAACAGATAAGAAAATTAAGATTTTACTATTGTTCCCATTGTAAATGCTGAATTGTCGAACGGGTCTGTATCGTAGTCTGCAACCATTGGGAATGGGATAGGCTCTAAACCATCAAAAGTCAATGTATAACCATTTCTATCACCGAAAGCAGCACCTGAATCCATACTACCTGCATTAAGTGCCATACCATTAGAAACTCCTAGACCTATTATTACATCGTGTCCATTAGCTAATTTCTCATTTAATTGTGCAAAAATTACAACTTTAGTCTGTCCTAAAAGTTTAATCTGATTTTGGTCTTCTTTTGTAAGTCTGTTTAATAATACATTTACAGTTGGAGTATAGAAAATTGTTCCGTTCTCGGTTGAACCTGTAATTGTTTCAGTAACAGATGCTACACCTAATGGAGTAGTATATCTGTATAAAGTTTTAGTACTCATTTCAATATCAGTAATTTCTCCTAATGTTTGAACTATTCCTGTTGTTTCTATTGGTGCTGTGAATTCGTCATAAACTCCGAAATAAATAAATTTAACGCCGCCCGAGATGCGATTGCAATCTAGCGATCGTCCCTTCGTCAATGCTATACAAGCCATATTTGTTTTTTTTTAAGTGGTTATAAAGATGGAGGGCTTTGACACCCTCCTTCTCCGTTTTTATTAATTTATTAAGCCTGTCTTACGATATCAGCTCCTGTACCTGTTTGTACACCTGCTGAGTAACGAGCAACCATTCTGATATTGTCACTTCCGTCAAGAGTAGCCATATCCATCAAGTTGATACGAGTAGCATCACTTAAAAGGTCAGTTCCAAAGAACATATTTGATTTTTGAGCTATTACAACTTCATTCTCTAACATCCCGTTACAAACTGCAATTTTGTAACCTTCAAACATTGGTACATAATCTCCATTCATATTGTAAGCGTTTACATATCCTAAAGTAGATACTGCTCCAATGTAGTATTGGTAAGTTCTTTGACTCATATATATATGTAAATCTTCTTTACCTAAAACTGCTGTAGGAATAACTGCAACTGCTGCTTGTAATTCTGCTATAATAGTACCTGCTGTATATGCTCCACCTGCTGCATTTTGTACAACTGTTGCATCAACTCCTGGTAATAAAAGTCCTGTTCCTGCTCCTATGAATCCGTTGAATTGTCCTGCTACATTAGTTCCTCCCCAAATAGAGTTTTCAGTTGCTTGTGCTATGATTTCTCCCATATAAGAGATAACGTAATCATCAAAAGATGCTGGTGGTGGTGCGCCTGCTCCTGCTCTCATTTGTAGAGCTTCCCAAGAAGAAAGTAAAGTTTCCTTGCAAATATCCATATTTACTTGAAGATTTTTAGGCTCTAATACTTTTTCAGTTAAAGCTAAAGTTCCTACTGGTGTAAAATTACACGTTGCATCTACAACGCTATTTACTGATTGATTTAAGGCTTGGATGTTGCTCTTAAATTTA